CTTGTTTTACATTATCGAATAACGAAAACAACCTCTTTTTTTCACTGTCAGATAGATTACTCATTCTCAGATGATACACCAACATCTTCGTCTGTGTCAACAACTGCGTCATCAACAATGACACTATTTGGATCTTTATATTTCATAATTACTGCGTCACAAATTTTCAAGTAAACTTCTTCACTCAAAACTTTATCCGTCTTCATTGTTTCTACAAAGTCCTTGGATTGGAACTTCCACTCACTACCATCATCCTTTTTATAAGTATAATAAGCACCACCCTGTTTAATTAGATTCTGATCCTTTAGAACCTTAATCCAACTACCATAGTCAGCTATTCCACTGTCAAAGTAAATATCAAAACTAGCTTGACGCTGTGGTGGTCCCATACGGTTCTTGATAACAACTGCTTTACATTCATTACCAATAACATCTTCACCTTTCTTTAGTTTACCAGTGTTGTTCAAACGAACACGAACACTACAATGATATGCTAATGCCTTACCACCACTAACTACATACTTGTCACCAAATGCCATAGCATTTAGATTCTGACGTAATTGATTGGTAAATACAGTAAGAACTTTTTGTTTACCAATCATGTTGGTGATCTTACGCATTGCTTTGCTAATAATAATAGATTTACCAGTAGCAAATCCATCTTTACCGTGATCACTCTCCAACTCTGCCTTTGTAGAAGCAGCAGCTACAGAGTCAATAATAAGTGTCAAAATACGATCTTTATTGCTCTTACGAACAATTCCAATCATCTTTTCCATCTGTTCAAAAATATCTTCTACAGTATCTACTTGAACATATAGAAGATTCTTTAAATCTACACCCAAACTCTTCCAGAATTCAGGAGCTGCAGCATTTTCTGTATCTAGTACTACTGCGACACCACCTTTACGCTGTGTTTCTGCACAAATATGAGCAGATACTAGACTCTTACCAGTTCCTTCCAACCCATTGAATTCAACCATCTTTCCAACTGGCAATCCACCATGAGGACGATTGCTAATCGCTAGATCAAGCATAGAAGAACCTGTACTAATCCAATCACTAATTTCTGCTGGATTTTCCTGTTCATCCAAGAAATATGCAATCTTACCGCCATCTTTATTGGCTTTATTTAACTCATTTGCGAGTAATTCGACTAACTCATCTCTTTGAGGAGTATCTTGTGTAACTTGATTTTTCTTTTTCATAATAATATAAAACTAAAATAGGGGTGGCAGTAATATATACTACCACCCCACTACAAACAATTTATTTTAACTGTTAAACAAATTATCAAAAGCGGCTGCTACATCATCCGAATTTGATTTTGCTGCGGTAGCTGTTGGTGATTTATTCGTTGCAGTTGCTTTTGGAGCAGGAGCAGGAGTTTCCTCATCAACAATTGTGTTGACTGTTCCTTCAGAAGGAATTGAACCATCTGGATTCAACCAGGCATTCATTACTTCCTTTAGTTCGTCATAACTAAACTCAGGGAATAAATCCATGATGTTAGTCTGTTGTGCCAAGATATCCTTTTGAGAAGGATCAATTGCAACACTTGCATTTGGCTTGACACGAATAGTAGTTTCTGGGAACGACTTACCAGAATCTTCTGCGGTACGGAATTCTACTACAATGTCACGACCATTGACCAAATCAGTAATATCACCGTAATCAACATCACTGATGATGCTTAGAATTTCTTGGTAAACATTCTTACCAAATCCCCAGAAACGAACACCTTCGTTTTCCTCACCACGAACGATGATAGGAGCATAGGTACGCATCTTTGGTTCAAACTTACGACCCAAAATCCAGTCTTCCTTGTTTCCGGTCTTCTTCATACGATTGGACCATTCAACGATTGGATCAGGACGATTGAAACTATCGGGAGATAGATAAGTCTTGTTATTGATATTGTAATGGAACTTTAGTTCGATAAAAGGATTATCGGTTTGATACTTGTAGGGAACGATACGAACTACTTGTTTACCAGGCTTTGGTTTCCAAATGAGATTGGTTTTGTTGCCTTGGTTTGTTAGAGAGCTCAAACGACTCTTCAATTTTGATATGTCTAATGCCATAATTTTTAATTAGTTAATTTAGTTAATTAGTTAATTAGATAACTCACACGAATTATTTAATGACAACCAATTAAGTTGTCATCAATATATATGAAGACCAAAAAGATTTCAACTTATTATATCAAATATTTTGACGGAGACAATTTTCACTGATACTTCGCTCGTTAAAATAATTGAATTTCTGTAGAGATTCCAATCCAATTGGAAGGTTTTATCAAAAACACCATTGTTTTCTTCAGCAATCAACTTATTCATTGCATTGAGAGTATACAGTGTGTTTGTTTCTTTTTTTCTATGGACACTGATGGTGTTACGAAATTTCAATTGGTTACCATCATTTATTTCTACATTGTATGTTGCGTACAATTCTTTTGGATTGTTGACATTACACAATAAAAATATTTTACCGTTAATAACACTATAGAAATTTTTTATTTCTTGTATAGTATCATTATATTCTTTGGAATTGGTAAATGTACACAATAGTTGTTTGTTCTTCATTTATTTATTATTAGTTGTTTACCGTCAACATTCCACAATTTACCGACATAATTTCCAGAAGAATCAAACCAACTATTTCTTTTGTTATAAAATCCAAACTTTAAAGCTTCTTGTAAAGTATATTCAGTAGTCAATGCTTTCTCAATTGCTACCGCATCTTGTTCTTTTTCTTCGGGAGTTCTATCATCACTCTTTGATTTTTGTGGTTCTGCTTGTTGAACAGGTTGGGTTTGTTGTGGTTCAAATTCAATTTGTTGTCCACTTGGTTGTTCTGGCTGTTCGTCTCCTGTAAACACATTGGCTTGTCCCCTTTTTGGATTTTCTTCAAAATGGGTACCACGAGCAATAGCTTTTTGTTTGTATTCAGGAGTTGGAAATGTAACAAGAATACCATTTGTATTGTATGCTTGTCTTTCAGGATATTTACCTTCAAGCATTTTATTCAAATATTGATTTACGATATTTGAATCAACATTTGAATTCAACAAATATTCTCTTAATACTTCAATGTGTTCTTGTTTAGAAATATCAAATATACCGTTTTCAATTGAAATGTCGGTACTTGCTTTTTCTAATGCTTCTAAAAATATTTGTTTGATGTTCATAATTAAAATACATCCTCTTCACTTAAATTGGAACGATGAATTTCTGTTTTGAAAGAAAACTTACTTCCTCTTTCATTTCTTAATTCAATTGCAGAATAAAATGGTTTAACTTCTACCTTTCCATTTTCCTCTTCTTCTCGTATATCGAATATAATATATAAATATACAACGAAATATGTTCCTTCTTTATTTTTACTTACTTCAAATTTGCTTAATCTAAAATTCTTATTTTCACTTGCATCGATCAATTTTTTACCACTTGAAAATTCAGACTTGGTTCCCATTCTGTTAATTGTCTTACCATTAAATACTACAAGCGGTAAACTATCATTATTACCAAAGATTGCTTCAGCAGATATTTGACTTGCAAATTGAATAAATTCTTTCTTGATTTGAGCTTCATTGCCCACATTCATAAATCTTTCAATAAACTTTTCATAAAACTTTATAGCTGCAATATTAGAATTAAAGATATTCATTGGTCTAAATGCACCTTTATTCATCGGAACATCACCTTTAGTAGATGGATTAAAATAATCATTATAAACTTTTATAGAAGCATTCTTGACTTCTTTTACATCGTCTGATGTAGTACCAGTTAGTTGAACCATAAACAGATTCTTATTATCAATCAATCTTACCTTTTCATTTATGGTGCTAAATAATGAATCTGGTTGAATTCTATTGATTTGTTGAATAAAGATTGCGACATTCTTCTTTAAAGAATCGGTCATTTTTACTAATACTTCATCAGCTTCTCTTGCTTCAGATAAAACACCAATTTCTTTTTCAATAGTATCCCATGTATTAAACATAGTGGAATATTGATTTCTAGCATAATTCATGTCTTCTTGACATTTTTGTTCAATATTACCAAAAATCTTTACAATTGTATTTTTAATCTTTTGTGTGAAATCGGCCCACCCTTTTGTCAATTCCGCAGACAAATCTCCAATTTTAGATGAAATTCTATTGAGAGATGACTTTAATGATGATATAAATTCAATTTCAGTTAGTAGTGTCTTACCCAAATATATTTCTTCAAATACAGGAGCACCACCACTAAATACACTGCGTGGATCTTTTTCAATTGGTTTTCCATCTGGTTGTTGTGACTGTAACCATTGATAGTATTTTTCTCTTTCTGCGGGTGTACCTGAAAAACTTAATTTGTCTGGTAAAATATCAAAAGCACCTTTCATTCTACCAATACGATAACTATCTCCACCAGCTTTCAAAGAAACCATTGCGAATTTCTTTCCAGTACCAGTTATTTCACACAAACTTTCGTTGGTACCACTTACTTTTTTATCTTTTAAAGCAATTTGAATTTCTGATATACTACAATTGTACAACAATACCGCATCAGCAGTGTTTTCTTTTTTCTTATCTTTACTGGCGTACCCACTCTTATTGAAGAATTCATAGAACTTTTTGATGTCTTGATGAATAAATCCGGTTGGTTTTGCAGATGTTACATTTGCTAATGTTACACTAGTACCAGATGCCAATTCAATTCTTGCCTTTATATCAGCATAATTTTGATATAATTTATTTTTACCAACCGCAGTAATTATTGCAGGATTATCTAATTGTTGTATGCTCTTTAATATCTTTTCTATTTCTTCAGATAATTTTAACCACTTTTTGATTGTATCTTTTTCTTTTGGATAATAATCGCCATTTTCGCCGAATATCTTATATAAAGGAAAACTTTCTCTTAATTGTTGACTGAATGGCAATGGCATAACAGTCTCAACCTGTTGTAACTTAACTTGTAAGTCTTTTAATTTTACATCGTCGTCTATATTCATTCGTATATATAAATATTGATATATACACGAAAATCAAATTGTTTTTAAATATCCACAACCGTCATACTATCATAATTCTTACCTATGTAACACTTTACAGGAAATTGATTGTTTGACATCAATCTTTTCAATTCTACCAAAGTCTCTTTTTTATCATTCTTGTGACAATCAAACAAAACACTATCATAAGTATATAAAATAGCCTTAGTTTGTTTACCATTCAAATATTCATTAACTCTTACCAATGATTGCATTCCAAATTCAGTTTCACTAGCTTGTAAGATATAATTGAATAATTTGTTAGGATTTGGTTCATTTATATGGTTTGTAGTGATTCTTCTTTTATAAATCGGAGTTTCTACATAACCATTTTCATTAAAGAACTTCCATCTATGAGCAATATAATCACTCATTTTCTTAAAATATGGTATTTCTAATAATTCTGTGGGAATATTACCATACATACACTGAAATGTTAGGTTCTTTGACGCTTTGATTTCTTCGTCTGATAACTTATCCTTGCCATAGTATAACTTTCCAAGATACTCATAAGCATTTGGTGGTAAGTTATAATTGATCAACTTTGCAACTATGTGGGGGTGGTAGGCGCTATAATCAATCATAAATAACATACCATCATCACCATATCTACTGATAAATGAAGATCTACACCCGTTTTCTTTATTTAAAGCACTATAGTTTACATTACCAAACCTATTACTGGGTCGTCCTGTTGCAGTATATAGGTTATATTGTGTATAAACATAACCATCCTTATCTTTGATCGTTTTGTTTTCAAAATGCCTATTAAACAATTCTACATCCACTTTTAACCCATTATGTTCAAGAATTCTAAGATTGTCAGTAATTGTACTATTGATACTATAAAAACTATCATCAATCTTGACGGATTTGAGTCTAATCAACACTGCATCATACATACTTTCAAACTTTTCCAAATGTTTTACCATCGGAATTGCTTTATTCAATTCACCATATTTTTGAAACTTAGTTTTGATAACATTATGTGCAGTTGTATCAAATTCACTATAATCTTCAACTTTACCATCACTAATAAAGAAAATGATGTTAATATCAAACAGATTATTGATAGGAAACAGATGCAAACACTTTTTCTTATCAAATACCCATTTCTTACCTTTAAGTTTATTAAAATCACCAATTAATGATTCTTTATCGATAAAGGCATTGCAATCTGGGTGATTTAGATTGATAATATATGTCGTTTTGGATTTGAGTATATGGATTAACACCATACACAATTCATCTACACACGGATGTACTTTTTCATCTGATTGAATACATTCAAGAATAAAATCAGATGAAATATGCGATTCTAGGAATTTAGAATAGGACTGTTTATCCAGACACACCATTGACACAATGTAACATTATAACAACTGTAAGTCAATTATTTACCACCCCAAAATTCAAGTGGGTTATTTAAATAAGTCTTAATACCCTTCATTTTCTTCTCGGTATCAGCTAATGTTTTAGAATTAATCTGTCTTACTCCTTCTCTATACAAAATTTTATTTTCATATTCATTATTTTCTGGTCCTGATATTACCCATTTTATATATTCTTTAATATAAAAATTATAAGATACACTGTTATAATTAATTTTACTTACTTCAGTTATCGTTAAATCATTAATTTTTTGTACAAAATAACGATAAATATATCCTTTTTTATAATCGTCTTTAGTTACTGACGGTATAAAATAAATTGGATATGTATCTGATAGTATATCTATACCACCTATATCACTATAATTTTCTGGTATTATCATGTGTATTTTACAGTTTCAAGTTCAAAAGAATTGTCACCATCTGTAGTAACTTTTATTACTTGACCTCTAATTGCTCTAATACCGGCTTTTATTGTTGTAGTCCAATTAGAATTATCAATCTTGTGTGTAATATCCACTATTTGACAAATGATTTCATGTTCGGAGTATGGACTTGGTAAGTTTTTTAAACTAAATAATTGAAATGTTCTTAATCCAGATATACCCTGTAATGTCATTTCTACAGTGAATCCTGGTTGTTGTCCTCCATAAATATTTGAATTACTTTTAGTATCCAAATCATTTAATATTGCTAACAATAAAGTTTCATTAGGCAATACTAAGTTTACAATATTCCAACCTTCTTCGCCTGTGCCTCCACCGTCTGTTTGTTGTCCAGAACTAAAATTACCACTATAACCAGCAGCTGCTGCAGCGGCTCCTCTAGAACCTGGAGGTGATGGATTACTTGAGTTAAAATTGCCACGAAGTCCTGCTGCAGCTGCTGCGGCTCCTCTAGAACCTGGAGGTGATGGATTGCCTGGAGTTGGATTTCTACGACCACCTGCAGTTGCTGCATCTGCTCTACTTATGCCTTTTTTAGTACCTTTTTTACTTTTAAATGACATTATATAAGAACCTTTACTGTTACTTGAATTTTCAGGCGAATTTTGTAATTGTTTAATTGCTTCTAGATTATTATCAACAACTCCACCTGATGATCTTGCAATAGGTCCTGTAGGAGGTATTAAATTAAATCTATCACCATATGGAAATTGTAAAGATTGATTTGCATTAATACTGCCTATTGGTGATTTAAATGTATTATTAGCAGAAGCGCCAGCTATTGTTTGATTTGCAGCAACATTTGAAAGTTGTGCAGTAAAATTTATACTTTTAATAAATCTATTAGCTGCACCCACATCAAATTGATAAATCTTCATATTGTTATATTGAACAAATTTTTTATCAACTATTCTCAAAAATCCACTGTCTTGATCATCTTCAATAACGGCCAAATCCCAAAATTTTCCAGCTGCATTACTAATTTTATTTAATAAATCATTATAAAACGATTCAACTGTGTCTGCGCTTTTTGCACACTCTATTATTAGATTTTTATTAATGTACAAGTCATTTAAATATCCCCAATATCCTTTTTCTTTTTTTGTATCTGGTTCATCCGTCCACTGTGGGAATGAAAAACTTTTTGCTCTTCCTTGTCTTTTATATCTAAATCTATTTATAATTCCATCTAAATCATCTCTCATTACTGCACCACCAATACCAACACTAACATTAGTATCTACTTTTTGTGTGAATGGTCCCAAATTTAAGTCTCCTACATTCAATGATAATGTTTCTGATCCTAAAACACTAACTACATTAGTTGATTTAGATCTAACAGATATACCAGTCTTTAATACTTTGCTTACGGTTCTATCATATGGTTTTAAATCATTATAATTTGAAACTTTAACTGGAGTTACTGGTGAAAAAATACTTGGATTTCCAAATCCTGTTTGTTTTTGATAGTCATTGTCTTCAGGATCAGATGTAGGAAAAACTATACCCGCATTAAATTTAGGAGCTAGAGCATTTGGAATCAGCAATATTGAACCATCACACGATATCAAATTTGGGTGTGCTCCTATTATTACTTCATCTGTTTTTATTTGATATAATTTATACGGCGGATTATCTTTAATCTTTACATCAACTAGTTGTGTAAAAAATAAATTTGCTAATTCAATCAAAAATCCAAAAGTTACCCATATATCTTTTTGATCGGAATTGTCCCAATCATATTTCGCAATATTTTCTCTTATTTTCTCATCACCATATTCTGTTTTTCTTCCGACGAAAAATCTGTCTTCTACTTTATCATTATAAAAATTTTTTAGTTTGATAAATTTAGTACCTGGGTCTGGGGAATTGAAAGCTTTAATTTCATCTTGGTCGAGAGGTTCCATGAAATTTTTTCCCTTACCAATAATACAATTTGGTATTTTTGTTAATCTTTTTTCTAGATAAGTAGAAAAACTAGATTGAACAGATGTGCTAGTATTATCTGATGTTACCTTTGTAGCACCATTTACTTGTACACCGGAGTAATTTGCATGTTTAGATAAAATTTCTGTTTTACAATCATATGTAAATCCGTCTTGCGTACTAAAATCAAATCCACTAATAATTCCCATCGTAACATCATATAATCCATATGAATCACGAATGTTTTGATCATATAATAGAGATCCACTATTAGTAAATAATTCTTTTAAATTATTCAAATTGTTTAAATCGGAACTTAGATTTAATAAAGATGCTGGATTAAAATGGTTCCATCCAAATTCAACAAATGCGCTTATCTTAGGTGTAAGAAAATATGGTGTCAAATATTCTAGTTGAGCAAATCCATAACACTTCCAATTAATAGTTACTTTTCTTATTCTTTCTTTTTGTAGAATAGCATCAACTGATACAATACCTGGAGGAGGTAGAAATTTTTGTACAACTCTTTGTGTAGTTATACCTTTGAATGTAGCACTTGGAAATGAAACCGTATTACCGTTGTTACTTACATTTAGTGTATGAGGATTTCCTTTTGCATCATATCCGAGAATACCTTTATTATCTTGTATACCATAACTTTTTTCAAATCCTTCGCCTTGAAACATTACAAATCCATCCCTCGTTATTCCTTGAGGATTGTTTACCGATGTTCCATTTCCATTAGAAAAAAATCTAACCCAAGGCACCATTGGTCCTTTGTAATCTTTCCATGTACCTTCTCCATTACCTTTATCTCCCCAAGTAGTTTTTGTAGAATTGTCAATG